TGGAACATGCACATGACAGTCACAGATCAGTCGGTACCCCACCACCACGGCAGTGTATGGCACACACGCTACGAAGAGGCTGCATTGACCTACCAGGAGGTCGGTCCGTTCTCACCGGAATTGTTTGATGCCCTGGCCGAGGGATTCAGACAATGGGCGGCCATCGTGCCCCAGATCGAGGTCGACAGGAACGGCCGACACAAGTACGTTAACAGTTGGGGCCTCGGCGCCGAGTTGCACAGCCTGGACATGGTCCGACTTCAACTGGTGCTGGACGGTGAAACCATGCTGGCCAAAGAACTGAAATTCCTGACCGGGAACCTGTACGACACGGCGATCGAACTCGACTTGGTCTATCCCAAGACGATGGTAGAGAAGGAGAAGGCCGAACGACGCCTGACATTGACAGCGCGAAACCAGGCCGAAGTCCTGGCCAACTTCCTCGTGTGTCTCAAGGAGCATATGTTCAGGGCCCGGGATGTTCGCTGCAGCACCCCACCGGTGCAGACTGCGACGGGCGAACGTCCCGGTTGTGCGGCTTGCGGCAAGGACAATTCGAATCCCGGCCGACCGTTGCGAAAACGGGCCAACCGGACGGCGAACATCGAGGCCATCAAGAGAGAACTCATCGAGCACATCAAGTCGGCCCGCGACCACGCACACACGCTGGCGCAGACGGGTCGCCAACCAGAGTTGCTGCCCTTGCCGTCCAAGGCGGAACTCGGCCGGCGCGTGAAACTGGCTCGCCATACGGTATTCAACTGCTTTCGCGACAAGCAGGCCAGGGAACTGGAAGTCCTCTATCGAATCGCCGGCAACCTGGACGAGGTAATGAGATTCGGGCGCCGATAGACGCACTCGCCTGACCGCAGGCCCCACGGATGGGGCCTTTTTGTTGCGCTCACATCCGAGGCGACCGGGTGTTGCAGTTGCAGTTGCAGATGTTTTGTGCAACTGCAACACGAATAATCTCACTTCATATCCTTTGGTTCCTGCATGACTTGCAGATGTGTAGCACGTTGTACTTCGGATTTTCCTGCAATTTCGCCCCAGGGCGGTGCGGCCCGCAGGAGGCCGCGGAACCCTGACCTCGCTAACGAGGAGATTCAAGATGTTGCAGGAAGCTACCGCCCAATCCACCACGGCCATCGACTCCAACGTAATCGACGATTATGCCCTTGCCCGAATCGACTACCGGGTACGGCAACTGGGGATCCTATTCGACTTGCCGGAGCATCGCAAAGATGACATCAGACAGGATATGGTGATCGAGTTGATCAGGGCGTTTAGGCGCTTTGACCCGGTCATCGCAAAGTGGGAGACGTTCGTCTGTCGTGTGCTCGACCGCTTCGTCAAGTACATCTCCCGGACCGAAGGCACCCGGAGGCGACGCGCATGCACCAATCCTGTCGGCTTCGACGACGTTCGGAAAGGTTTCAGTCCCGTCGCAAACGACCCGCGAAAGGGCGAACTGAGCGAACAAGGCCGGCGCGAACTCAGAGCTGACGTGGCCCTGATCATCTCGCGGATGCCCGAACGTCTCCAGCGGATTTGCCGGGCGCTGATGACCTTTGGTGCCACCGACGCCGCCGAACAACTCGGCATCTGCCGACAGTCCATCTATCGCAATATCGCTGAGATTCGCGAGCATTTCGTGCGGGCCGGGGTGGGATTTCCGGAAAACAGCGCGACAAATCCGGGCCAACTGCAGATGTAGAGGGCGGCAGAAGGAAATGAGGTGAATCATGGAAGATGTTTTTATCGATCTGAGCGTACTGGAAACCGAACCGGCCGACGAGTACCACGCAAAGGCGGACCGGTACCTTTCCAGCCACCAGTTGCTGGACTTCATGAAGTGCCCGTGGCTCCATTTCAAAAAAACCTCCGGGCAGATACCCGACAGCGACACCCCGGCCTATCTCATCGGCCGGGCGACTCACACAAGGATCCTGGAAGGCAACGAGGCGTTCCAAGCGGGTTTTGCCATCGGCGGCCCGATCAACCCCAGGACAGACAGGCCGTTTGGGCCGAACACCAAGGCGTTTGCCGAGTGGGCCGCAGCGCAGGGCAAGCCCGTACTGACCGCCGACCAGGCCGCCCTGATCGAGAACATGGCCGCGGGTGTCGCCATGAACGAAGGGGCCGTCGACCTGCTGCTATATGGTCGGGATGAAGGTGTCGTCCGGGCGGAATACTGCGGTGCAGCGTGCCAGATCCGTATCGACTGGCTGCATCCGCATCGCGGGATCGTGGACCTCAAGACGTGTGACGACCTGACGTGGTTCGAGTCGGATGCGAGGCGTTTTCGATACACCCACCAGCTCGCGTTCTACCGTGCCGTGCTGGCGCAGGTGATAGAGTCGGTGTTCGTGCCGGTCCACATCATCGCCGTCGAGAAGAAGGAACCGCATCGCTGCGGTGTCTGGCGACTCAGTGATGATTCCCTGGCCATCGCCAGGTTGATGCGATGCCGCGACCTGGGACAGTGGCCAACTGGCTACGAGGAGGTCCGCATTCTGGATGCTGCATGACAAATCCGCCCGGGCGGGATGGCGCGCCGCGCATGGCTGTGGGTCACGGACGACGGCGGCCGGCCCTCCGGAACCGCCCGGGCGTTTTTTGATATCCGGCAGAGCACAGATGGAACTCAGGGCTCATAAGCCGTGATTCGGTGGTTCGATCCCACCCTCTGCAAATAGTCGGCTTTTTCAAACGAACAGACTGAAAACCTTCACACGCAACAACATTGAAAGGACACAAACAATGCCGCTTCCATCAACCGTACTGACGAAGGCCAACATGCGTGCCCCCAAGGGCATCGTCTACGGCCCGCCGGGGGTCGGCAAGACGACCTTCGGCGCAAACACGAGCAAACCCATTATCCTAGACTGTGAGAACGGCGCCGCCCATGTGGACTGCGACCGCACACCGTACCTGCCGGACTGGGTATCCATCCAGGAATGGTTGACGGCCCTGGCCACCACCGAGCACGACTACGGGACAGTCGTCGTGGATTCGGTGGACTGGCTGCTTCGGCGGGCCGAGGAACACGTCTCCGGCGTCAATGGCAGCCAGGCGGGGATGAGCCAGACGCTGAACCGTTCGCACGGCGGTTATGGCAACGGCAAGCAGGTCCTGCGGAACTACATCTACCAGTACCTCATGCCGACACTGGATGCGATGGTCAACAAGGGCATCGCCGTGCTGCTCCTGGCCCACGCGACACGCCGGGAGATCACGACCATCGACGGGGTCACCTTCGAGAAATCCGCGCCGGAGATCCACCCGGACCTGGCCAACGCGATGATCGAGTGGTCTGACTTCGTTGGCGCCGCACGCATCGCTGCAGATGGCCGGGAACTCATTCTCTCGGAAACCAATCAACTGCTCGCCAAGAACCGCTACGGCATCGACTCCGAACTGCCGCTGTCGTGGCAGGCCCTCGTGAACGCGATGGCCTCGGCCCAGCAGGACCATCAGGAGCGCGACGAATGAGCATCTCTCAAGCCGGTAAGTACAAGAGTTGGGCCGAACTGATCGAGGCGTTCGGTTCCGGCGAGCTATCACGCGATCAATGGGCGGTGTTCGTCGACAACGACTACGCCACGCTGACCTACATCGGACCGGCCGAGGGTGAAACCCAGGACCAGCGCGATGACGCCGAAGAGCGTCGCTACGAGGAGGGCCGGGCCCTGTTCTATTGCGACGGTCCCGTCGACGTCGCGGAAATCCTCGCAGCGGTCAACGTGCCCGCGATGTGGGCATGATCAACAACAAACCACAGCAAGAAGAACTTCAAGGAGACAATCAATGGCGAATCTCAATGGATTCAACGCGAACGAAGTCGAACCCTCCGTAGCTTTTGAGCCCGTCCCCGCCGGCAAGTACATCGCGGCCATCACGGCCTCGGAGATGAAGCCGACCAAGAAGGGTGACGGCAACTACCTGGAACTCGAATTCACCATCCTGGAAGGTGACTGCCAGGGCCGCAAGGTCTGGGACCGGCTGTGCCTGCACCATCCCAACCAGCAGACGGTGAAGATCGCCAGAGGGAACCTCTCAGCGATCTGCAGGGCCGTCGGTGTAATGCAGCCGGGCGATTCGTGCGAACTGCACAATCTCCCTCTCCAGATCACCGTCAAGTGCAAGAAGCGGGACGACACCGACGAAATCACCAACGAGATAAAGGGCTACGCATCGAAGAAGGCCGCCGAGGGAAAGCCTCAGCAGGCTCCCGTCGGTGACAGCACGCCACCGTGGAAGCGATAAGGAGGGCCGGGAAGATGATCGTGACTTTGCCTTTCCCGCCTTCGGTCAACCATTACTGGCGGAAGTGGAACAACCGCATGGTCATCTCCAAGCGGGGCCGGGAGTACCGCAAGGCGATCTGCGGTCTCCTGGCCGGGGGCGCCGGCCGAAAACCACCGCGGACAGGACGCATCGCCCTGTGTATGGATGCCTTTCCGCCCGACCGGCGGAGACGCGATCTAGACAATTTACTGAAAGGCGTAGGTGACTCCCTCGCCTACGCGGGGGTGTACGAGGATGACAGCCAGATCGATGAACTGCACGTCCGGCGCCGCGACAAGGTCAAGGGCGGCAAGATTATGGTCCAGGTCGGTGACCTTCCGCTATGCCGCTGCCCGCTTTGCGGCGGGCCCATCAACAACGAGAACTGAAACATGACGGATACATCCGCAAAGGGAAGAATCTATATCTCCGGTCCGATGACCGGTAAACCCGACCACAATTACCCGGCGTTTCACGAGGCGGCCGGGCGATTCTGCAAGGCCGGCTGGGACGTCGCCAATCCGGCCGAGAACTTCGGCGGGCGAACCGACCTTCCGCTCGAGGCTTATCTGCGCGAGGATGTGGCGCTCCTGGCCCGTTGCGATGCTATCGCGATGCTGCCCGGTTGGAGAGAGTCGCAGGGTGCAACGTTCGAGTATGTCATCGCTCGCGAGCTTGGTCTGGATGTCTATGACGCCTGGACCCTGGAGCCGATGGCGGATCAACCCGAGGTGTTCCACTCGATCGGTCAGGAGCTTTCAACGGAGTCCATACTCGACACCGCCAAGCGGATCACCGCAACCGACCGCCAGGCGGATTACGGCCATCCATCGGCCGACTTCGAGAGGACTGCAGCCATGTGGACGGGGATACTCTCTGAGCGCCTGGCGCCCGATGCACGTGTGCACGCGATGGATATACCGCTGTGTATGATCGCGGTCAAACTCGCCCGCCAGGCGCACCGTCACAAGCGGGACAACCTGGTCGACATCGCCGGGTATGCCCGGACGGTGGCGATGGTCGCGGGGGATGAATGATGGCCAAGGCACACAGCAAAATCATGCTGGCCTTCGGCGATGTCCACATCCCCCACCAGAATTCCGATGCGCTGGAAGTATTCTGCAAGGTAGCCGAACGTCTCAGGCCGGAGATGATCATCTGTCTCGGCGACCTGCTGGACTGCGGACAGTTCTCTACCCACCCACCGACCTACGGCATGCCCGAGACTAATTACGAGGCCGATCTGCAGACTGCCAATGAGCTGCTGGACAGGCTGCAGAAGGTCTGCGGCCGACTGGTTATCGTCGAAGGGAACCACGAATACCGCTTGGACCGTTGGGCAGCTGCCACGGCCGAGGGCCGGGGCGCATACTCCATGCTGGCACCGCGCATCCAGTTGACCAAGGGCCGCAAGAAATGCACTTACATCCGTTACGGTTCGACCACCGGACGGTATCCACACTACAACGTCAACTCGCGGATCATCGCCGTGCATGGCTGGAGCTATGCCCGGCATGCCACTAAGAATCACCTTCAGATCAGCCAGGGCAAGAGCGTCCTTCATGCGCATACGCACCGGGCCGATACCAGCATAATCCAGAATATCTGGTCGCCCGGTAAGGTCATCCAGGCCCGAAGCGCCGGTTGCCTGTGCAAGCCCATACCGCTCTACGGTACGGGCAGGCCCGTTGAATGGGTCAACGCCTTCATACTCGGCTACCTCGGCCGACGCAGCGACACACTCTACACCATCGCGATCATGGATGACCGTTGCATCCTGCCCGACGGGAGGGAGGTGGCCTGCTGATGCCTACGATGCTTCTTCCGCCACCGGACGCCCGACCGATCACACTTCGGCCATACCAAGCAGAGGCAGTCGATGCGGTTTATCAGCACCTTCGCCAGCGCGACGATAACCCGGTAGTTGTCTGTCCCACCGGTGCCGGCAAGAGTTTGATCATGGCCACTATCTGCCGTGATGCCGTGACCAAATGGGGCGGGCGCGTCCTGATCCTCGCCCACGTCAAGGAACTGCTCCAACAAACAGCCGATACGCTTCGGCGCGTTGCACCCGACCTGGAGATCGGTGTCTATTCGGCGGGCCTGAGGTCCCGCGACACGCGAGATCCGATCATCGTGGCCGGCATACAGTCCGTGTACAAGCGTGCATGTGAACTGGATGCTTTCGACATAGCTCTTGTCGATGAAGTTCACCGCATTCCCCTGGATGGCGAAGGCACTTATCGCCAGTTTCTCGCCGATGCAAAGACAATTAATCCACACATTCGCGTGGTTGGCTTGACTGCAACGCCCTATCGGCTCAAGGGTGGATTGATCTGCAAGCCCGAGCATTTTCTCAACCATGTCTGCTACGAAGTCGGCGTCAAGGAGCTGATCGTTCAGGGCTACCTCTGTCCTCTGAAATCCAAGGCCGGAAAGACCAAGGCCAACCTGTCTGACCTCCATATCCGTGGCGGTGAGTTCATCGCGTCGGAGGTCGAAGAGGCGATGGACAATCACAACCTGGTGCAATCGGCCTGCGAGGAGATCGTAGAACTCACCGGCGATCGCAACAGCGTGTTGATCTTCGCCAGCGGTGTCAGCCACGGCCGACACATCGCCGGGACCATCCAACGAATCAGCGGCCTGGAGTGCGGTTTTGTCTGCGGCGAGACACCCGGGCTCGAGCGCGAACTGCTGCTTCGGCGCTTCAAGGCCGGCGAGGTGAAGTACCTGGCCAACGTCAATGTCCTGACCACCGGCTTTGATGCACCGAACATTGACTGTGTCGTATTGCTTCGGCCGACTAACTCGCCGGGACTTTTTTACCAATCTGTTGGTCGGGGATTCCGCCTGCACCCGAGCAAAGCGGACTGCCTCATACTGGACTATGGGGGCAACATCCTTCGTCACGGCCCTGTCGACGATCTGAAGATCAAGGAGCCCAGCCAATCCGGTGGCGAGGCGCCGGCCAAGGAATGCCCGGAATGCCAGGCGCTGATTCACGCTGCTTATTCGGCGTGCCCCGAGTGCGGATACGAGTTCCCGCCGCCGGAACGGGAAAGGCACGACGCCCAGGCGAGCAGTGCGGGCATCCTCACGGGACAGACCACGGACACCGAGTACGACGTTCAAGACATCGCCTACTACGTCCACGTCAAACGGGGCGCATCGGACGACCATCCCAAGACGATGCGTGTCGATTACCAGATCGGCTGGAACGAATGGAAATCCGAATGGGCGTGCCCTGAACACACCGGTTATGCCCGGGCTAAATTCGAGGCATGGTGGCGCGCTCGAAGCAATGAGCGTGTCCCAGATACCGCCAGGGATGCTGTCCTGATTGCCAGCGCTGGAGCGATGGCCCCGACAGTGCAGATCACCGTGCGGTCGGTCACCGGCGAGAAGTTCGACCGGATCATCGACTATCAGCTCGGGGCCATCCCGCCACGAACGCGTGGCGACAGCGATAACGGCGACCTGCCGGACTACTCATGGGCAGGCGATGAAATACCTTTTTGAGGAGATATGACGGATGGTTTTGTGCGCAACGGAATGCAACGTGGCAGTCGATGATGAGTTTCGAAGCCTCATCCCGCCACTGACGGACGAGGCGCGTGCCGGCCTGGAGAAAGGCCTTCTCCGCGACGGGTGCCTCGATCCGCTGATCGTTTGGGCAGAACAGCGGGTGTTACTCGACGGCCACAACCGCAAGGAGATATGCGACCGCTACGGCATCGACTACGACACACGCGAGTTGAGTCTTCAGGGCCGCGATCAGGCCAAACGGTGGATCATCGAGCATCAGTTCGGCCGCAGGAACCTGACAAAGTACCAGCGGGCAGAACTGGCGCTGAAGCTCTCAGAGATCACGTCGGCCAAGGCCTTGGCGAAGAAGCGATCCCGCATGGAAGCCGTGAATAGCGCAAAGACCGAGCAGTGGTTGCGGTCGCAGAGCTCTGAGGCAGGCGAAGTGCTGGATCAATTGGGCAGGCAACCGAGGCGCATTCACACAAAGCCTAATCGCATCTACGTGGTGGTGGATCGGAAGGAGGGACGAGCAAAAATCGGCTGCTCGAACGATCCTGAATCGCGGATACGCTCAAGCATCCTAACGCACGTGCCTGATGCAGAGATCATCATGGAGTTCTATGGCGATCTCACCGTCGAGAAGATGATTCACGACCACCTCAGCGAATACCGCCTTCACGGCGAGTGGTTCACATGGAACGATGGTGTACAGCACCAGCTTAACGAGTTTCTCGATTTGTCCAGGATTGGACAAATCGAAACGTCTGACGCGCTGGATGCGCTCCACGACGCTGCCGAAATTGCCGGCGTGTCTCGCGGGACAATCCACAAGGCCAAGGTGATTGCAGCCAACGCCGACGAGCGAACGAAGAAGAAGTTGCGGACCGGCAAGACGACGATCAACAAGGAATACCAGAAGCTAAGAAAGGCCGAGAGGCGAAAGCAGCGGAAGGCGAGGAAGGCGGCGCGCCCGCCGGTTGCGAACTGCCCCTACCGCGTATTCACGGCCGATGTCGCCACGGCGACCCAGCATGTTGACGCCGAATCCATAGACTGGATCATCACGGATCCGCCTTACCCGAAGAAGTACTTGAAGGTTTATGCCCACCTCGCCGAGTTCGCAGCCCATGCCTTGAAGCCAAGCGGATCCCTGGTGGTGATGGTTGGGCAATCATACTTGCCCGAGATTCTGGCCAAGCTGACCGGAACGCTCAGGTACCACTGGACACTGGCCTATCTGACACCAGGCGGCCAGGCAGCACAGCTCTGGGCACGGAAGGTAAACACCTTCTGGAAGCCACTGCTGTGGCTGACGAAGGGCAAGTACACTGGCGAGTGGATCGGAGACGTGTGCCGAAGCGACGTGAACCACAACGACAAGCGATTCCATCACTGGGGCCAATCCGAGAGCGGCATGGCGGATGTCATCGATCGGCTCACCGACCCGTGCGAGGTTATTCTCGATCCCTTCCTCGGGGCGGGAACCACCGGCGTGGTGGCGGTCGGCATGGGGCGCCAGTTCATCGGATTCGACGTGGATTCGGACTGCGTGGCCATCGCCGAGGAGAGGCTGGCAGACGCGATCGAGGTGTCATCATGAAAGCAGTTCGTCAAGAGCGTACCGGCTGGCGCGATCTGCGCATTAACGACCGGCACCGGATGTGGGGGTACGACTGCCCCGCACTGGATATCGACTTCCTCATGCTGGAATACGATAGAGGCAAGGCTACTGCACTGGTGGAGTACAAGCACGAGGACGCCCAGGTCGTACGCCTCGGCCATCCGAGCGTCCGGGCGATGGTTGATCTGGCGGATCGGGCTTCCCTGCCGGCCTTCATGGTCCGCTACGCCGACGACTTTGCGTGGTGGTATGCGACACCGCTCAATGAGCTAGCCCGCGTGCTGCTGACGGAAGCGCGGATGACCACGGAGGCCGAATGGGTGGAAATTCTCTATCGATGCCGCGGGCGAGACCTGCCGCTAGGGTGGAGGCAGCAAGCATAGTGACGACCATGGAGCAGTCTGCCGAATGATGCATGGACGTGAAATGAAACCGTGTTCTCTTGAGGAGAGTGACAGATGACTCAGGACGCAACGAAATGTGACGGGGCAATGGATGAAGAGTCTCGATGCCCCATTCCCGACTGCCTTTCGGGGAAGATCCACTTCACGAACGTGGATGCCTTTACGGTGGTCGGCGACAACCTGTTGATCCTCCAGTGGAAGGACCACAAGGAACTCAGCGCCGGCGAGCGCACTGTGTTCGAGCAGATCACGGCGCAGTGTCCGGCCACTGTGATGATCATCGAGGGGGACGCTGAGGACATGACGGTGGACAGCCTCTGCGTGGCCTGGCGCGGCAGAATCGGCCCTTGTGAATCGGCTGACCTGGAGAGCGTCCGAAACGCAATCAAGAAATGGTCCGCCTGGGCCCTGACCAACCCGGCCGAGCGCCAACTTTAGGAGGCTTCGTGCAACCGACGGCCATGGCCATCCCTGATGCCGCCCGCGCCTACATTGCAGCCGGCCTGTGCGCCCTGCCGGCCAGCAAGACGGCAAAACGGCCCACCGTGGGCCTGTGGAATCCCTATCAGGAGAGAATGCCAACCGAGGCGGAACTGTCGGCATGGTTCGCCAATGGGCCGGACGCCGTATGCATCGTCTGTGGACAGGTCTCGGGCAAGACCGAGATGATGGACTTCGACTACGGCGGTGAACTGTTCGACCCGTGGTGCGACCGGGTCAACGCTGTCGCACCTGGCCTGCTCGATAAGCTCGCTATTGAGAACACACAGTCCGACGGCTGGCATGTGGCCTACCAGCACAATTCCGAAATCTGCGGCTCGAAAGTCCTGGCCCAAAGGAAACAGACCGTTACGGACGACCAGATCACACTCAATGCCAAGGGTAAGGATGTCGTCATTCTCAAGGGCAAGGAGTACCTGGTCCACGTTGACCGTGGTGGATCGAAATTCATCATCATCACGCTGATCGAGACTCGCGGTGAAGGTGGGCTGTTCCTGTGCGATCCGACGCCGGGTTACGAACTGGTCCAGGGCGACCTGACGCAACTGCCCGTAATCTCGGAGACCGAGCGGGCCATTCTCTGGCAATGCGCCCAGGACCTGGACGAGATGCCGAGAAAACAGGCCTTGTCGGCCGATTGTGACCGCCAGACATCGCCTATCGACTGTTCCCAGGGAGGCCGGCCGGGCGATGACTTCAACCATCGTGGAGATGTGCGGGCCCTCCTTACCGACCATGGCTGGACCTACCTGCGGCGAGATGAAACCAATGAGTTCTGGCGGAGGCCAGGCAAGGACGATGGCCAATCCGCGACGCTTAGGATAGAGGATCGCACCTTCTACGTCTTCTCATCCAACGCATATCCGTTCGAAATGAACGCCAGCTACAGTCCGTTTGCGGTCTACGCGCTTCTGGAGCACGACGGCGACTTTGTGGCCGCTACACGGACATTGTCCGAGCAGGACTACGGACAGTCGCCAGAGGAGGCCACAGACGTGGATATCTCCGGCATCGTGGGAACGGATAACGACAGCGACGATGGTGAACCACCTGCGCCAACCGTTATCGATCCAGGACCGTTTCCGGAGGACTTGTTCGATGTGCCCGGGTTTGTCGGCGGCGTCATTGACCATACACTCAGTATCGCCCACCGGCACCAACCTGTTCTCGCCCTGGCCGGGGCCATCATGCTCCAGGCCGTACTGGCAGGTCGAAAGGTACGGGATGATCGTGGCAACCGTACCAATCTGTACGCCGTGGGTGTGGCGCTTTCCAGCGCGGGCAAGGACAAACCGCGTGAAGTCAATGACAGAATCCTTGAACTCGCCGACGTAGATCTGCTCGGGAACGAAGAGGTCACCAGCGATGCAGCGATACTGACGGCGGTCGAGGCCCGGCCGGCCATCCTGTTTCAATTCGACGAGTTCGGGCGATTCCTGCGGACGATGGGCGACCCACGCAAGTCACCGAACCTCTACAGCGCCGTCACCACGTTCATGCGGCTCTACAGCACCGCCAACCGAACGTACCGCGGCAAGGGATATGCCGACGCAAAACGTAACAAGAGTATTGTCCAGCCATGCGCATGCATCTACGGAACCAGCACGCCGCGGGCGATGTACGACAGCCTGACCAAGGAAGGTATTGAAGACGGGTTCGTCGGTCGGCTGATCTTCTTCGAGACCATGACCCGTCCGCCACGGATCCGTCGCAAGGACACCGCGCCACCGGAAGACCTGATCGAAGCCGCCAAGTGGTGGAACGCCTGCGTGCCCAACGGTGGGAACATCGAGGGTGTTTATCCCAAGCCGCGCCTCATCGAAGCCACCGATGAAGCCAACGAGGTCTTCGACGCCTTGGCAGATCTGTCCGACGGCGAAATGCAGCGTGATGAAACCTATGCGCCCATCTGGGGCCGGGCGGAAGAAAAGGCCTGCCGCCTGGCCCTGATATACGCCTGCAGCGAAAACAAGGAAGGGCCGCTCATCGGTATCGACGCGGCACGTTGGGCCTGCAGGCTGTCGGAATACACCACCCGCCGTACAGTATTCACCGCCAGCCAGTGGATCTCCGAAGGCCTGTTCGACGCGCGCCAAAAGAAAGTCCTCCGCATTATCCGGCAGGCCGGAAGCATTTCGCACTCCGAATTGTCCCAGCGTACCCAATACCTGACACCCAAGGACCGAAACGAGGTGATCATCAATCTCACCGAAACCGGCCAGATTCGCGCCGAGGATGTCCGTACCAAGGGGCGCACGCGCAAAGAGTACCAGGCTGTCTAGTGTCAATCGCCTTGTAAGAAGTTTTGGATATGGAAAAAGTGTTTATAGCTAAACTGCTGCGAATCAACGGCTTATATTGCCGAACAAACTTCTTTCTTTTTACAGGCCCTGTTAGAGATAAAGAAGAAAAACAGCGCAGATCAACAGGAGAAGGAAAAAGAAAGAAGTTAAGTAATAAATAGAGCCTGTCCGCAGTTGGAATGGGCCTTGGTTGATTGACGATTGCTGTGTTTGGGAAGGATGATAAGAGCGTTTTTTTGCTCCAAATGCAAAATAAAGGGGCGTATAATC